AGGTACAGCAGGTACAGCAGGTACAGCAGGTACAGCAGGTACAGCAGGTACAGCAGGTACAGCAGGTACAGCAGGTACAGCAGGTACAGCAGGTACAGCAGGTACAGCAGGTTCTGGTACTTTCGAACCATCACCTCAACAATTGTATGTTGCTAATCTTCTTTTTGCAACAGAGGGATGTGAATTCCGTAATCTACTTAACAAGCTTCTTTATGGCAATTATAACGAAACTATTACTCATGCGAATGGAACTGTTGACGACAAGACTTATCATACACTTCTTCATTTTACATTCAAGGATAAGGTTGTGATTGCTTCTGACACTGAGAGTGAAGGTGGTTATCGTCAATGTTCTCTCAATGATCTCTCAGCATCTTCATCATCTTCATCATCTTCAGCATCTGGCAGTGAGTACACATTCTTGTCTGTGCTTTTGAAGAATCCACATTTTATTAAGTATCTTACATCAGTCGCACAAGACTATGCTGTTAGTGTTGGATTTACTGATAACTTGACAGTGTTTTTCTCTGGTCGCCAAACACGATCCAACAATGTTGTCACATCAGGTTACTACACATTGAGTGTTGCTTGGGGAAATACACTTCGCAAGCCTGTTCTCATCGTTAACAGTGACGATCAAGAGCATTCACAGTACTCTTCTAACAGTCATTCTGGTGGTCATTCTGGTAGTCATTCTGGTGGTCGTTCTGGAAGTCACTCTGGCAGTCGTTCAGGTAGTCGTGGACGTCAGCGAGGACATCAATCTTCACGAGAAGAAATTCTTGATCTTACTGAGCGTATTGCTCGTCTTAGCGAGCGAGTCCAAAGCAAGGAGATGAGTAAGAGTCAACGTAATACAGCACATTAAGCACATTAAGCACATTAAGCACATTAAGCACATTAAGCACATTAAGCACATTAAGCACATTAAGCACATTAAGCACATTAAGCACATTAAGCATAATTAGATAAAATGATAATTTTTAACCTTCTTTGTCTTCTTTGTATGTGATGATCTTGATTATTTTTTAATTTTTTAATTGAAGTGCACATGCATAAAACAAAATCTTATAATAACAGTATATCTATTTACTTGCATTTATCTGCATAAATGACATTTATTCCAAATGTTGTTGGAACTGTAGATGCAAATAATTCTACTTCGCAGGTACTAGCTCCAAGTGGATCATTTACAGGAACTGTAACTGCTGTACCTCAATATAATACTGTTTCATTATATGTTACAGCTACTGCTTCATCTGCTGTTAACGGTTTGCAGATACTGGTATCTACAGATAATACAACTTGGAATACATTAAGTCAATGCACAATTGCTAATGCTAGCTCTAGCATTCCTTATGTTAACACTTATCAGCTTAGTACACAGTACTATAAAATCGCATACACAAATGGATCTTCTGCATCAACTGTTGTTATTCAAAGTATTTTGAATAATACAGGAGCATTAGTTAATATTAATGCCCCAACATACTCTCAACTCAATTCAACGACAAGTACTGTTCTTACAAATGGTGTGTCATTTAATGGTGTATTTGAAGAAGTTTCAAGATATTCACAAATTAGAATGAATATAACTGCATCAGCATCAAGTTCAACATTCTCATTCACTTATTATTTCTCTCAAGGTAATGATTCAATACGATTTGGGCATTCGTTATATGAATGCCCAAGAAGTCCAATTTGTCTATTTTGTCCATTATGTTTATTTCTTTTAATAATGATATGACCTGTAGTGCAGGTCATTATTAAAAGGAATATACCTGAAAAAATTAATATTAATAACCATGATGTTATAGAAGGCAAATGTGTATATCCTATTAATGTACTTTGATCAAAATAGCATACATAATCACTATGTTTAGAATAATAATCAACCCATTCAGTACACTCTTGATATGATACTTGTATTAAATAATAATCAATTGCTGGATTAACAAGATGTACTAATACTATATCCCCTTTCGATGTATGTGTATATGCGTATCCATCACAATGTGAATATTCTCCCCATATTTCTGTAACATTTGTATTATTAAGTTGATAACACATGCTTTGGTCATACGAACTAACCTGATAAAATTGATAAATAATAGTTGAACAAATTGGTATTGTAATAAGAGGAACAGCTAGAAATAATAATGAACATAATAATTTATTGATAAATAAATAATTATTTGTCATTATTAAAAAATATTTTTATAAGTGTTTATTTAGAAAAAATAAGTAATTATATAAGAGTAATTATGCCTACTACAGAACCAACAAAGGAGTATATCATAAAAGAATATATTGAAAGCATTCTTCGAGAATGCAATATAGAATATTCTAATGATGGTAATAATAATGATAGTAATTTTGTATTATCATATAACGGAGGACAAACAACTAAGTTTATTAAAAGTACTTTTAAAAATTTTGAGATGTACACATCCGTCGAATTAGAAAATATTATTCCATTTATTGTATCATTCAGCAAGAATGCACTAGATTATGATCAAATAATACTTGATCACTTTAAAAGCATGAATATTGAAATTACTAAATGTGTTAATGGCGAAGTTTGTACGACTATAATACGGACTACTAATACTAATACTAATACTAATACTAATAGCATATCATTCAAATATGAATATTTAGATTTTGATGATAGTGTATTTTACCACCAAAATTGTGAATATTATAAAGATGATGTACCAATGTTAATTGAATCGCTATTTGGATCACTTGTCAATCCACAAAATACTTCAGTGATAAAAAGAAGATCAATAGAAATAACTTATGTCTAATTGGTGATAATTGGGAAATACAAACTTTGCAAAAAAAACATTTAAACATTTAGAAATTTCTAAATTTAGAAAGACTTAATAATGACCACATATACAAAGGATTTAACAAAAACACAAACATATGGAAATTCATTTTGTGAATACAAAGTTTACCAATATTTATTAAACTTGCAAAGTAATACACATACTAAAGAAGTATATTCTCAAGTGTATGAAGTTAATAGTGATTACGTGACCATGGAAAAATTAAATGTGGACTATCAGAATCTATCAGTAGACATTAGAAAACAATTAAATTATGAATATATCTCTTCTGAATTAGATAAAATAGGTATTTATCATGGAGATTTTAGACATCATAATTTTGGTTGGTCTGAAATAGATCAAATGTGGAAAATATATGATTTTGCATCTTCTGGAATATTCAAAGGTGATGATTGGATAATGGTACCGTCACCTAATATATTCTCTGATGAAAACATTTTACCGTCACAATACAATAACTATTATATTGATTATAATGATATATGTGAAGTTTTTAATCAGTTTAATTATAGTGATCCATATACTGATCCTGAATATTCCTATTAATTAAAAAAGAAGAAAAAATAACTAAAATTTTATTTATTGAAACATAATAAAGGACGAGAATGTATTTAAACTTATACATTCAAAATAAGAAATCAAAAATCTATTTTGAAGTTTATGGAGATTTATGGAATGAACGATTGCGAGAAGATAATTATATGTATGGATCGCAAACTGACTATTTAAGATCAATTATACGCGGATTTGCTGGAAATTACGATTATGATTTGGAAGAGATGCTCGATACTGATAGCACTGGTATTAATAGTATTAATAGTATAGTAATACCATTTGACATTTGGTATTATCGTAATCTATGATTTCTGTTGGAGAGCATTTTTAACAAAGAAAATAGTCTCTTTGTAGTCTCTTTGTAGTCTCTCTTTAGTCTCTCTTTAGTCTCTCTTTAGTCTCTCTTTAGTCTCTCTTTAGTCTCTCTTTAGTCTCTCTTTAGTCTCTCTTTAGTCTCTCTTTAGTCTCTCTTTAGTCTCTCTTTAGTCTCTCTTTAGTATTTGCGTCTCCACACATACAGATTACGTACCTTCCTTTCATCTACAAATTTTGTTCCTGTTGTTTGATAAAAACCTATTGTTCCAATATATTCTAAGCCCTCTTTTGCGTCACTTACAACACTTCCGACACTTCCGACACTTCCTGAGAAGTGTTTCTTAGTAAATGATTCCATTTGTGGTGAAATGTATAAACACAAATGGCCTCCTTTCTTAATCGCTTTCGAACATTTATCAAGAAAAACTGCATAAAACTTGTTATACCATTCCTTTTCTGTTTTGTACAGTGTTGTTGATGTTTCTGTGCCATTATAGATCTCAACTGTCCAAAATGGTGGAGATGTCAACACAAAATCAAAATGTTCGCAATATCGTCCACCAGATTCATACCATTCTGACGGAGTAAGTTCGAACGGCTTATAAATAGTATCTGTAATCATCTTAGTTGCCAACATATCAATGATCTTTTCATGTGGCTCAATAAGATCAGGATTTGTATCAAATCCAACATATTCCTTTGCATTCACTGCACATGATGCAATAAGACGATCGCCCCATCCCATGCATGGATCAAGAACTCTTAGTTCTTCTCCTTTAGATAAAGTCAAGAATGCATAAATGGCAATGCATGGATTGAACCCATTTACCATTCCAGATTTAAAATACAACTCATCTCGTAGCTGTTCAGGAGTCTTTGATTTCTTAAAAGATGCTGACCATGAAAGCCATGTTTCCATCGGAGACTTTTTCCTACCTTGGACTGCTAACATTCGTGCAGGTTCTGTAAAATGATCAGAAATACTATCCGTGCTGTTGAAATCTTCTGGGTAAGAACGTTGAATAAGTGCAAGTCGTTCACCTAAAACCTTTTGCGGTGATTGTTTTCGGCATGCTTCAGCATACTGTTGCAGTTTGGTAAACATGTTGTGAATTGATGGTAATTGATTCTTATGATAAGGAAAATCACAAACAAATTGTGCCATTCGCAGGTAATTATGCAAAACTATAGATAATTGATAAAATTTTTGATCATTTTTTTGGTGGAGACGTGCTTGGGGGACGTGCTTGGGGGACGTGCTTGGGGGACGTGCCGTCCCCCATAGCCCCCTTGCTTTGGTAAGTTTATTGCAAAGAAAATGTGTCAACAATAATCTGTTAATAAGTCTTTAGAGAAACCTATCTGCCCACCCTTTCAAACATAAATATACTTCATGTCTTTGTTTGGGGTTCATTGTATTTCCTTGAGAAATTTCAGTTTCAAGCCACGAACAAAAAACATTTTCATCCATCCCCATTATTAGAAATTGACCAAATAATTGACAAGCGTTATTAATTCCTTTTAATTTAAAAAGAACTCCAGCATATACCCCAACTCCTGCAATATCACTAATTTCTTTACCTTTCATAGATTCTCTAATAAAATCAGCATGTTTTTGACATGTTGTCATTTCTGTTGTCTGACTCTTGTTTTCATTTGTGCTCTATTTTATCAATTTTTTTTTATAAATCTCTTTGTATTATCTAATATCTTTGTATTATTATATTGTTAAGGGAATTTTGTAAATATATATTTTTGCGAAATTTAGTAAATAAAAATATAATTATTAGTGATGCGAAAATATTAATAATAATAAAATTATTAAGGCAATTTCACATCAATAAAAATATGTTTTATTAGTAATCAAAAAAAAGAGATAATTTATTATGACAAAGAATTATTTTTTGATACTTGATTTATCAT